TATTGCGCCAGCGTATCGTGAATCGTCACCACGGCCTGAAGCATGTCATCGTAAGCCAGGCACAATGCGGTGATCGACCCATCAAGATTGGCCACAGTCAGTTTCGGCTGTGCGCCGCTGCCGCTTGTTGAAGCCTCAATACCTTCTATCTGAACCGGCCAGGCTGAATATTCGTTACCCTGCCACCAGATGGATTTCGCTGGCAGTTTCGATTCATCGCCACCGGCGGCCACGATTTCTGCCTCGGTGTATGCCAGATTGTAATTGTGAAACCGAAGCACTTCGCCCGTGCCAAAAGCGGTGCCGTCCACTTCAAACAGGCGGACAGTGTCCCCCGGCTCTAATTTCTGATAATCACTGTTTATCATGGTTTGAATGCCTGCTCAAAAGTGGCTGTGAGTGTGTAGTTATCTCCTCCCATCGGGACCGCTTTATATTCATAACAACGCCAAAAACCCAACGGATTGAGTGGTGGCTTCCAGAGAAATGATTTAGTCCCGCCCATACGATCGAGAAAGTCCAGAATGGGCTGAATGTAGTCTTCTGTGCCGATGAAACTCAGGTTCCATTCTTGTGTGCGCGGATTAATCCCATCCCCCGCGACCTGTGTATAGCCATCGCCAAAACTGGCCTTTCTTACGCGGTGTTTTACATCCGCCTCAGCGTTCACCCGCGGATACCATGTGAATGTTTCAATAGCCATTTATCACCTGCTTTTTATAGCATTCCAGATATCGCCACCTGGGCGTAAATCCTTCGACTTATTCTGCTGATAAAGTTGGTTAACGTAGTTAGCGATCTGCGAACCGAACTGTTCCCAGCCAGAAGTGGATTGCGATGAAGAATCGCCGCTGCTGTCGATGGTGATATACACCTGAGGTGCAGCAGAGGTGGTCGTGCCCGCAGACCTCCCACCGACCGCGCGCACCCCAAGCGAACCATCAGATCCCCGCGTTAGCGGCATGATAGCTTCCGGCCCCGCTTCGCCCATCAATCCGGCCCCCTTCGCAAAAGCGAACATGGTCGGCGAACTTACGATGCCGTTGCTGTATGCACTCAGACTCGGTGAGTTATAAACACCGCCCTTTGCATTCAATGAAAGATTGCTATAGGCACCGGTTGAAAAACCACTCGCTGCTGTGCCAGCTCCAGAAGCCGCTGCGCCGGAACCAAACAGGCTAGTTGCTGCCCCAAAGATGCCCTCTAGTGCGCTGGACATAGCGATCCTCGCAGCGATTTTTGCCAAATCGGAAAGAACAGATGTAGTAAATGATTTAAAACTGAATTTCCCTGTTGTGGCAAAAGTCGCCAGAGAATCAGTCATGCTGTCGAAAAGGCCAGATGAGAAAGTGGCAATCTGGCTATTTGCATCACGTGCGCTGTCAATCCAGTTAAGCGTACCGCGGCGGAAACCCGAACTGTAATCCTGTTCAGCGGTGAGTTTGTCCTGATTGGTTTGCTCAGTGATCTGCAGCTCTTGTTGTTTGGCATTCTCCAGATCTGCCAAACGGGCCTGATATTCCGTTGACGATTTATCAGTGAAGTCTTTTTCAAGAGCAATCCGGCGTTGGTTGAACCGGTTTATGATTGCGTTTCGCGCATCAGCATCTGCGGACTCGCTGTCAGATTGGCTGTATTTACCGAGATTAATCGCGGCTTCTCGCTGCATTGCATCCGCTTCTTCCGTCCATTTACGGCTTTCGTCCTGGTACTTCTGCGAAACCTTCCGCAGCGCGGCTTCTTTCTCTAACTGGACATTTGATTGCATCTGCGCACGAATCTGCCCCTGCATGTTGACCAGGCTCTGTTGGCTGGCATTCAGGGTTTGGCCTTTCAGCCCCGCAATTTTTTGATCAAACGCTGCCAGTTGACGTTCCGAGTCGGTCAGCGCATCAGTTGTTTGTGCTTGCTCACGCAACACAGCATTTCGCTGCTGAGCCTGTTCCAGAGCGCGCTGGCCTTCGCTCTCACCAGAGGTTGACCGCGGCTTATTCTTTTTGGTCGCTTTATCGTATTCATCATTAATCCCCTTCAGGATGTTCTGATACTCAGATGAATTGGACGAATAAATACTGTTGTTGAGTTTTTTGATAGCTGTCGCGCGCTTCTCAGCAGCGCTGGTACCCTCGGCCAGATAATTTTTCAGGCCTGCTGAATTCTTTAACCTTTCATTTTGTGCTTCCGCATAACCGGCTTTACTGGAAGCAATGAAACGACGCGAAACATCATCAAACTGCTGCTGCGCAACCTTCGCTTTATCAATTGCCCCGCCGAGCGCTATTGAGGATTGCTCCCCGGTAGTTCCCCACATTATCCCGAGGTTCTTCACCGATTCAGCTGTCTTATCGACTTCAATCCCCAGTTCTGCAAGACGCTCTTTTTCTGCCTGAATTGCCGCCTCGATCAGAATTTGACTGGCCTGCGCAGCTTCACCGCGTTGGCTTAACGCCATGACCTGGCTGATGACTGAACTGCTCAGAGCAATTCCTGATGCCGTCAGTTTTTCCATCGCGGCTACAGGCTCACCACGAAGCGACGTCAGAGAATTAACCAAGTCCTGAGCACTGCCACCGGCCTGAGCATAGGCATTTGCCAGAGTCGCGACGTTCGTTAACATCTGTCCGCTAAAACCCCCTTTAACCGATGCTGTAATGGCATCGACCGCTACATCAGTGTTCCCCAGTTCACCATTCAGTTTTTTAAGGTCCGAAGCTGATACAAGGGATGACGTGCTCAGGTCGAGCACGGCAGCATTGAGTTTCTTGGTTTGCTCTTCTGCTTTTTTGAATTCGGTGTAAAGCAGTGTGCCGCCCGCGGCCAGCACGCTCAGACCAATCCCGACCGGCCCACCAAGCAGGCTCATCGCACCACTCAGTGCGCGGCTGCTGGTGGCGGCAATACGCTGCGTAATGGAAAGTTGGGTATTTGCCGCCGCCGCCGCCTCCGTTGCGCCAACCAAAGCCGCCTTGCCTTCCGTTTCAGCCAGATCCGCAGCAATCGCAGACGCTTTTGCCGCTTTCAACTTATCCAGTCCGCTGGCTTCGAGACGGTTTGCTTCGATGATCGCTCGTTCGTTTTTCAGGTGTTCATCCTGATAACTGACGCTGAGACCGTAAAGCTTGTTAACTTCGGTTTGTTTGGCGTAATACTCATCAAGCGCGATGGCCTGATCGCGCTGCGCCTGCGCGGCCACAATCGTTTTTTCAGCAATAGCGGCCTGGTTAATGGCTGCCTGTTTTTCTGCCTGAGCCGCCGCTATCTGTGCCTGTGCGACTGTTGCCAACTCAGCAGCGGCGTTTTTTGCGGCTTCTTGCTGCGCCTGCCAGCCGCTGGTTGAACCATCAAGCTGGCCTTTCAGTGAATGAACGGCCGGGATCAGTGCATTAATGATCGTGCTGCTGGCTACATTGCTGCCAGCAGCCACCTCATGAAGCACAAAGTTAAGCTGGCCGGCGCCACGGGTCGCTCCGGCAAACTGGTCGGCACCTGCACTTTGGCCGCTAATATTTTTTGCCGCCGTGACGGTCTTTGCAATGGCGTCAGACAATTCGTTTGCCTGAGACGTCGCTTGTTCGTTGAATTTCTTGCTGGCTTGCCCTGCCTTCTGATACGCATCTGTAATCTGAGATTTGAAGGTTGCCGAATTGAGATGCAGGGCAACTGACAGGCTTGCGACATCACTCATTGTCCAAGGATCCTCATAACATCGGCACACTGCCGGTCAGCAGGGGTATTGGTGGCAACAACCGGCGCCGCCGGGTCAGGCGGTTCGGCATTACCGGAAAGAGAGAACCAGGCCTCCCAGTGCAAAAGAATTTCAGCCGGTAAGTTGGCAATTTTCCGTGGGTCAGACTCCCCGAAGCGCTCAGCCAGTGAAAAGACCAGCCTCAGCCAGGGGGAGTCCCTTAGTTTTTTTTCGCTTCCTCGAGCGTGCCGTAACTGTGACGCTGAACTTTGGTCAACGCCTCAATGAGCGACGCATAGGAATGGGACTTCATCAACTCATCCGGTGCCGGAAGGTCTTGAGCTGGCAATCCATTTTCATCGACCAGGGAATTCAGGACAAGTGAGGCACCGGCGAGCGCCATGTCCCGGGTGTTACCATCAGCGCGAAGTTGAGCGGCTTTGTCTTCAAAATCGGCCAGTTCGTAGGCCGTGAGTCGGCGAATAAATAGCTCCGTACCCAATAAGACGATCGGATGAGCGACAGTTTCGGGGGACAACAAGCGGGATTTAAGGTCTTTCATTAAAATTCTCCATTAAAAAAGCCGCCAATATGGCGGCCTCAAAGGTTATTAGGATGGTGATTAACTGCCCGGCGCCGTATAGCCCCAGTCGATGTTGTTCTGTTTACCGTTGACAGTGATTTGAATAACATCACTGGCCGGGGCTGTGATTTCATTCAACTGCCAGCCAGACAGTGCCATTACCATTGTCGCGGTACGCCCGTTCGGCAGCTGGATGTAAAACTGCACGGTTTGACGCTGTTCTGCAGCATTGATGAAAGCTGTAAAGCTGGTGTTAGACGGGTCATCGACAAATCCGAGTGATTTTTCAGGGCCTTCCGGCAGATCAGAAATAAACTGTTTCTGTTTATCAATCAGGGTCGTGCAGTCAACAAAGGAACCCGTGGCACCTGTTGCCCCAAGCGCTTTACAGTTAATAAGCGGCTGCATTTCCGCCACGGTATCGCCGATCCCCCCCCACAGAACAACTGTTCCAGCGGGGAGCATTGCGTATTCCGGAGAGCTTTTATCTGCCATTTTATTGCCTCATTTAACGATTGTTTTCGATACCCTCACGGAGACGTACCGCAAGAATGCTCAGTATTTTGGAACGATTAAAGTCCAGCGCAGGCCGCATAAAAGGGCTGGCGACCTGTTTGACAGTGCCAAATTCCTGCGCCAGCGCTTTCTGTGTATGTGCTTTGGATGGACCAACCCTGATGGTGACAACGGTAAGATACCGGCCATCTTTCATTCGATTACGGGAGGTGGTTTTGATGTTGTCACGCATATGCGGACCGGGGCTTTTCTCATCATAACCGGCTTGCTGCTGCATATCGGCGCTGACAATTTGCATCGCCTCTTTACCCGCATTAGCCATCACTTTCACAGCTATTTTTTCACCCATAGCTGCAAGTTGCCTTTCAAGTTGTTGCAGTCCCTTTACCTCCATTCTGATCATGATGAATCCTCATAAAAATAAATGATGTAGTCCCTTACAAGCCGGTATTGCACGCTGTTGCTCGGCAATGTGGTGCAGTCCTGAACAATGCCACCGCGCTCAACGTACTGGACTGGATAATTCGCGATTTTTCCATGCCTTATATCGCGCCATGCTTCCCATATGGCACGGTCCAGTTCCACGACAGCGGTATAATCATTAACCTTATAAATCGATATCTGAAACCGTCCTGCGATTAGGCCCGTACGCACCAACCCACCACCTACCTCAGGATCGGATATGCGCTGGAAAGTGATCCCTTGCTGGACCGGATCAGGGAGTAGCAGAGGATAGACTGGCAGGCCGGAAAGTCCGCCGAGTGCCTTGAGGATGGCATTTTCAATCATGGCGTGTATCTCTCTCAGCCTTGAGGATCAGCCGGTCTTTCAGGCTGTGGTCAACCGACACAACGGTGTAGCTTGCGTCCTTCCACTTCACCTTCCAGTCGATACTCACGGCGCGCCCGGACCTAATGGTGAAATGCCAGGTTTCGACAACCTGTTGCTGGTCCAACGTCCTGATCTTTCTGTTGGATTTCATTTCAACTGCCGCCCAGACTTTTGCAACATCGACAGGAACGTCTGGCAAAGGTTCGCCAAGGGGACCCGTCGATATATTTATGACTTGAAGCGTTATCTGTTCAGTGAGCCTGCCGGCTTCGAGACCCGTTGTCATAAAATCATCCTTAAACAACCGTTGGAGTATGGAGGGTATAAATGAAAGCAGTCACGCTAAAAGGAAGGTTGCCCTGAGAGTAACGCTGTTCCTCTTCTCCATTTTTTACTCGGTCGAAAATGCCCACCAAAATGAGAGTTGAGCGTTTGACTCTTTGTAAAGCCTCCCCCTCTATGACTTCTCCGGAATCATCAATGATCAATGAGCGTGAGCCCTTCACGTAATCCAAAATCACAGCACTGGCCTGATAAATCGCCTCCTGCAGATCATTATCAGCAGCATCAGTATCAATACGGAGATAGGACTTCACCTCGTCAAGCGTAACCAGCCCGATCATGATTTTGCCCTCGCATCCCGCCCGCGCTTAACCGCAAGTTTCCATCCTTTTGAGGACGGCTCACCTGGCTTATCGGTTGTCTCTGCGTGGCAATACCAGACCGACCCTGCCCATGTGACGCTGTCGCCGGGTAAATACTTTTCACCGTCTTTGAATATGTCGCGGTAAATCATTACCGGTATGCTGAAGGATTTCTCGGTCTTAGTGCCGCTGGCCAGCTGAGCAGTGATGGTAAATTCACGCTCATTGGCCTGGCTGATATCAACGGAGGAAATGCCATCAACCAGACATTCCCAGCCATTCAACCCGGTTGTTTTCTGGTATGAGCGCCATAATCCACCGTGATGTATTGCATAACTGCCGCGTGGGTATGATTTTTCTTCATCGATGCAGGGCATTATTTCTAACTGCAACGCATCTTTGCCGTCTTCTCCCGGATCACCGTCTTTTGGGGAAGGAAGAGCAGACACAGCTTCTTTTACCATCTGTTGAATGTCAGGCAGTTTCGGGGGCGGGATTTGAATTCCGTTAACAGCCTTCTCGATCATGCCTTCAATGTCAGGAAGCTCAGGTGCTTTCGGGGCCTCAGGCAGCTGAATAGTAGAGACTGCATCTTTAACTAACTGCTCAACATCGGGTAAAGCCGGTTGCGGAATTTGAATTCGATCGACGGCCTTATTTATCATGCCCTCAATATCAGGCAACTCAGGGGCTTTCGGAGCTTCTGGCAGCTGAATAGTTGAAACCGCATCTTTCACCAGCTGCTGGATGTCTGGCAATTCAGGCGCGACGGGGACAGCAATCTGCGCTAAAACAGCCCTGGCAATGGCAGCTTCATCAGGTGATGCCGCTG